GGTCGAGGCGACAAGGCAGGCGGCTACAACGGCAAGGCGGGCGAGCTTCATGGCATCCGGTCCAGTGAGGTGCCCACATCGTCACCCCAAGCCCTCGGGGAGGGAAGGGGGGTAGGGGGGTGGAAATCTCTGGCAGCCAAACGCCAGGGACCGCGCCCACAGTCGTTTTTTCGCATCCCCAAAACTGGAAATCTGGACGTGACCCGTGGCAAGGCCACGCCTACCAACCGCCCTTCACGCGCTGAAGGGGACCGAGCAAAAGCACCCGGATCGCATGCGGGCAAGGGCGAACGAGCCCCAGCCCGAGGGCGGAATCGGGCCGTGTCCGGCAAGGTTTCCGCGCCCGATGCACGAAGCGTGGGACTACCTGGTGTCGATCGCGGCGCCGGGGGTGCTGACGTCGATGGATCGGGCGCACCTCGCGCTCGCCGCGGCGCTGCTCGCCAAGTTCTGGGCCGAGCCGCTGGGGATGGACCCGAAGGAGATCGGCCGGCTGCAAAGCCTGCTCGGCCAAATGGGCATGAACCCCGCCGACCGAAGCAAGGTCGTCGTGGCCAAGGAGCTGAAGCGCGAGAACCCGTTCAAGGCCATGTTGGGCGGGCGAACCGGTACATCGACGACGTCCTGAGCGGGCGTCGGCCGGCGTGCAAATGGGTGCGACTGGCGTGCGAGCGCCAGCGCCGCGACCTTGCGCGCAAGGGCTGGCGGTACCGCTTCGACATCGAGGCGGCCGAGCGGGTGTGTCAGTTCATCGAGCTGATGCCCCACGTGAAGGGCGAGAAGGCCAGCGCCCGAGAGCGGATCCAGCTCGAGGACTGGCAGTGCTTCATCCTCACCACGGTGTTCGGGTGGGTGGACGCGGCGGGCTACCGCCGGTTCAAGACCGTCTACACCGAGGTGCCCCGCAAGAACGCAAAGTCCACCCTCAGCTCAGGGGTGGCGCTGTACATGCTGGCGGCCGACGGCGAGGCCGGCGCGGAGGTGTACTCCGCGGCGACCACCCGCGAGCAGGCCCGGATCGTGTTCGGCGACGCGCGCCAGATGGTGCTGCGCTCGCCGGACATGCGAGAGGCCCTTGGCGTCCAGGCGAGCACGCATTCGGTGTTCCAGACGGACACCGGGAGCAGCTTCAAGGCGCTGTCGCGTGACCAGGACGGCAACCTCGACGGCTTGAACGTCCACTGCGGCATCGTGGACGAGCTGCACGGCCACAAGGACCGCGGCGTGTGGGATGTGCTGCTGACGGCCACCGGCGCGCGGCGACAGCCGCTGCTGTGGGCGATCACCACCGCGGGCTTCAACCGCGCCGGCATCTGCTACGAGCAGCGCACCTACGTGACGAAGGTGCTCGAGCGGGTGGCCGACGACGAGGCCTACTTCGGCTGCATCTGGTCGATCGACGAGGGCGATGACCCCTTCGACCCGGCGAGCTGGGCGAAGGCGAACCCCAACTGGGGCGTGTCGGTGATGCCCGAGAGCATCGAGCGCAACGCCCGCGTGGCGCTGCAGATGTCCTCGGCGCAGAACAACTTCCTGACCAAGCACCTCAACGTCTGGGTCAACGCGGACACGAGCTGGATGAACATGGCCGCCTGGGAGGCGGCCGCGGATGCCGACCTCGACGAGGCGGCGTTCGAGGGGCAGGACTGCATCGTCGCCTGCGACCTTGCGACCCGCACCGACATCGCGCCGGTGATGCGCCTGTACGCGCGCCGCGCCGATGACGGGCAGATGCACTACTACGCCTTCGGCCGGTACTTCCTGCCGGAGGAAGCGGCCGAGGACGGCCGGAACAGCTACTACGCCGGGTGGGCTCGCGAGGGCCGGATGGTGCTCACGCCTGGGCAGGTGACCGACTTCGGCTACATCGAGGACGAGATTCGCGACCTCGCGCGCCGCGTGCGCGTGACCGACGCGGCCTTCGACCCGTGGCAGGCCGCGCAGATCATGCAGCGCCTGCAGGCCGAGGGGCTCCCGGTGCTGGAGTACCGGCAAACGGTGCAGAACATGAGCGCGCCGATGAAGGAGCTGGAGGCGCTGGTGCTCAGCGGCCGGTTTCATCACGACGGCGACCCGGTTATGGCGTGGATGGCGTCGAACGTGGTCTGCCACACCGACGCCAAGGGCAACGTGTACCCGCGGAAGGAGCAGCCGCAGAACAAGATCGACGGGGTCGTGGCGCTGATCATGGCGCTCGGCCGGGCCCTGGTCCGCGAGGACTCGGGGGAGATGGTGGACGAACTGGTGTTGGGGATCTGATGGGCGCACTCGACAAGATGCTGGGTGTGTTCGGGCTGTCCCGACGATCCACACTGATGACCCCGGACAGCTGGATGTGGGAGGCCTTCGGGGCTTCTCGCACCGGGTCGGGCGTCGACGTGTCGCCGGAGTCGGCGATGCGGCTCAGCGCGGTGTGGGCGGCCGTCCGGCTGATCTCGGAGACGGTGTCGACGCTGCCGCTGCACGTCTACGAGCGCGGCGACTCGGTGGGCACGCGCGCCGACTCCAACCGGGTCGCGCAGCTGCTCGCCAACCCGAGCCCGATGCTCTCGGGCATGGCGTTCCGCGAGGTGCTGCAGGGCCACGTGCTGCTGTGGGGCAATGCCTACGCGGCGATCCTGCGCAACGGCGCCGGCGAGCCGGTCGAGCTGGTGCCCGTGCTGCCGCAGTTCGTCCGCGTCAGCCTGACCGCGCGCCGCCGGCTGGTCTACGACGTGGTGCTGCCCGGCAACAACCTGCCCATCCGCCTCGACCAGGCGGACATGATCCACGTGGCAGGCCTGAGCTTCGACGGCATCAAGGGCCTGAGCGTGGTGCGGTACGCCGCCCAAGCGATCGGCCTCGGCATCGCCGCGGAGGCCTACGGCGCCACGTTCTTCGGCAACGCCTCGCAGCCGGCCGGCTACATCAGCGTGCCGGAGAAGCTGACGAAGGAGCAGGCGCAGGTCCTGCGCGAGCAGTGGCAGTCGATCTACGGCGGCACCGCGAACGCGCACAAGACCGCCGTCATCCCGGGCGGCGGCACGTTCAACAAGATCACCATCCCGAACAACGAGGCGCAGTTCCTCGAGTCGCGGAAGTTCCAGATCACCGACATCGCGCGCTGGTTCCGGGTTCCGCCGCACATGATCGGCGACCTCGAGCGGGCCACGTTCTCGAACATCGAGCACCAGTCGCTGGAGTTCGTCCAGCACTGCATCCGCCCCTGGCTGGTCCGCTGGGAGCAGGAGCTGAACCGGAAGCTGTTCCCGCCGGTGCCGGTGGCGCTTGGGCAGGGCGATGAGATCGTCACCGGCCCGTCGCCGTTCTACGCCGAGTTCAACGTCGACGGCCTGCTGCGCGGCGACCTGAAGACGCGATCCGACTACTACGTGAAGGCCCGCCAGTGGGGCTGGCTGAGCGTGAACGACATCCGGCGCAAGGAGAACCTGCCGCCGGTCGACGGCGGCGACGTGTACCTGTCGCCGCTGAACATGCAGCCGCTGGATTCGCCGCGCCCGACCGAGGGCGAAGGCGAGGGCGGCGAGGGGAGTACCCAGTGAAGACCGACATCGAAAAGCGCATGCACCTGGGCGACCTCACGGTCGAGCGCCGGGACGGCGACCTCCCGAAGATCCGCGGCTACGCCGCCGTCTTCAACAACCTGAGCGACGACCTCGGCGGCTTCCGTGAGCAGATCACGGCGGGCGCCTTCGCCGACGCGATCGGCCGCGACGACGTCCGCGCCCTGGTCAACCACGACCCCAACCTCGTGCTGGGCCGCAACCGCTCCGGCACGCTGATCATGCGCGAGGACGCGAACGGGCTGGCGGTGGAGATCACCCCGCCGGACACGCAGGCGGCGCGCGACCTCGTCGCCCTGATGGAGCGCGGCGACGTCTCGCAGATGAGCTTCGCCTTCACGGTCTCGAAGGACGACCAGAGCTGGGAGCGCACCGGCACCGGGCCGTGGATCCGCACGATTCGGAAGGTGCAGCGCCTGTTCGACGTCTCGGTCGTGACGTATCCGGCCTATCCCTCGACCTCGGCGGCCATGCGCGCGCTCGAGCAGCACCAGCAGGAGGCGGTGACCCCGCCGGACTACCAGCGCGAGGCCCGTGCCCGGGAGCTCGAACTGCTGGCGATTGACCAGATCGGCTGACCCCGGCCGACAACCCGACTTCACCCCGGAGCCCGGCCCTGCGCCGGGCTTCGTCGTTTTCACCGCTCCGCGTCACGGGCGCGCGGGCGGCTTGCGCCTCTCACGCCCGTGACCCGAAACCTCTGGAGACAGACCCATGAGCGTCAAGCTGAACCAGCTCCGCGAACTGCGGAACAAGGCCGTCAAGGCCATGCGCGACCTGCACGAGGCCGCCGAGAAGGAGAACCGTGGCTTCACCGCCGACGAGCTCCAGAACTACAACAACGCGCGCAGCCAGATCGAGGAGATCGAGGGCCGCATGAAGCGCGAGTCGGAGCTCTCGGAAGCAGAGGCCCGCAGCGCCGAGCGCGTCGAGGGCACCCGCGAGGACCGCGATGTGCAGGCGGCGATGAAGGGCCGCGAGTCGGCGAATGACGCCCACGCGAAGGCCTTCCGCAGCTACCTGATCAACGGCCAGGCCGGTCTGAGCAACGAGGAGCGCAGCCTGCTCGCCGAGAAGCGCGACCTGTCGCTGACTGGCAACGCGGGCGGCTTCACCGTCCCGCAGGGCTTCCTCGCCACGCTCATCGAAGCCCAGCGCGCGATCGGCGGCTTCCTGCAGCCGGGCGGTTCCACCATCCTGGAGACCGATTCGGGCAACCCGATCCCGGTGCCGCTGGAAGATGACACCGCCAACGCGGCGACGATCGTGGCGGAAGGCGCGGCGCTGACCACCTCGACCGACGCGGTGTTCGCCAACATCACCCTGGGCGCCTTCACCTACCGCTCGCTCGTGCGCGTCTCGCTCGAGCTGCTGCAGGACTCGGCCTTCGACCTCGAGGCCTACGTCGCCCGCAAGCACGGCATCCGCCTGGCCCGCGGCTTCAACGCCAACGCCTCGACGGGAACGGGCACCGGCCAGCCGGCCGGCCTGTTCAACGCCACGGTCGGCGCGAACATCGGCTTCACCGCCCCGACGGGTCAGGCCACCAGCTGGAACTACCAGTCGCTGGTGAACATCGAGCACGCGGTCGACCCGGACTACCGTGGCCGCGCCCGCTGGATGTTCCACGATGCGGTCCTGCAGGCCATCAAGAACCAGCTCGACACGACGGGCCGTCCGATCTGGATGCCCGACTATGCGGTGGCCGGGGCTGCTGGCGGCCAGAACCCGTTCCCGGGCCGCCTGCTCGGCTACGAGTACATCATCAACCAGGACGCTCCGGTGCCGGCCGCGAACGCCCGCTCGATCGCGTTCGGCGACCTCTCGGCCTACATGGTGCGCCGCGTGCGCAACATGATGCTGATCCGGGCCGACCAGCGCTTCATCGACCAGGGCCAGATCGGCTTCTACGTGTTCGCCCGCATGGACGGCCGCTTCGCCAACCCGACGGCGGTGGCCGCTCGCTCGCCGATCCGCCTGGGCCAGAACTCCGCGACCTAACCGACTGGGGTGGGGGATGCCCCGGCCTTCGGGCCGGGGCTCTTTCGCCAGGAGAACAGCATGAGCAAGACCAAGAACACCACGGCCGACGCCCTGGTCGAGGTGCGCGTGCTGCGCGACTGCACCTACGGCCTGTGGGGCGAGGTCGCCAAGATTCCCGCCGAGCTGGTTGCCATGGCCGAGGCCGACGGCCTGGTC